ACGGTACAGTTAGTCCAGGAGATGTATTTAACTTTACATTTAGTCAACCTCCATACGCACAGCCAGGAGAAACAGTGTTCTCATTCATTGCTCAACCTGGAGAAAGATCTACATTGGATCTAGGACAGTTGAAAGAACTTACAAATACTACACTAGGTGGTAGAGGTACTTTCCCAAATGGTCCAGACGTACTAGCACTGAACGTTTATAAAACATCAGGTTCAGCTGTTAACGCTAATATTATTATTAAGTGGGGTGAAGCTCAGGCTTAATCTTTTTTAAGGGGTAGTAGTTACAGAATTATCAGCATCATCTTCGGGTGATGCTGTTTCTATTTGTGGCTTAGACTTTTGACTATCACCTGGAGCAATTCGATAATTATCTTCAACACTATCGGGTGTACTTACTTCAGTAACACTACTGCCAGGTTCCATACAAACTAATTGATGCGGCATTAATGGTGGATTTCTCCATGTCATGCCTTCAGTTAATTCTTTTGATTTATATTCAGCAGTATCTGTATCAATATAATTTAATAAGAATCTGCCATTATTAACAAACCAAGTTTCATCTTTTTCTTTATGAAAGTGCATACTAAATTTAGCTCCAACCTTTTCAAATACCATAATCTTTCCACAGTATTGTTCGTTTGTAGCCCAGATTAATTCGTAACCCCAGCCTTTGTCTACTTTACCTTCTAGTCTAGTTGGCACCATTTAAATAATCCTCTATTGTCATCCAGCGTCTAACTGGTATAGTATTATGTAGCTTTGTGTTGTCGGCACAAGTGTATTCTTGATATTGTCCTTTTAGTTTATCTGGCATATCAATGTATTCGATCTTAGCATCATACTTGTCTGCAATAACTTTTGCTATCTCTGCTAAGTTTCTAGCAGTTCCAGTTCCTACATTAAAGATACCACTAGTATCTTGTTTCATCATCATTTCATGGATTCTACAAATGTCGTATACACATACACAATCTCTTTCAAACTTATCACTGTTTTTAAATAATTTAATTACACCGTCTTGACTTGCTTGCTTTTGAAACTTACTAACCAAACTCATTTGGTCGCCTTTATGTCCTTCACCTGGACCGTATACATTAAAGTACCTAAATGATTGTACTAACATACCAAATTCAGATGTATCATTATCTTTTAAAAACTTATCCACTAAGTACTTGCTCCAAGCATAGGGTGTTTGCGGATACACAGGATCTTCCTCGTTAAACGCTGTATTAGAACCGTACACAGCACTTGTACTAGCAAGTTGTATGTTTGTACCCAAATGTTCACAAACTTGTAACAAACGCATTGTAAATTCATAATTTTGTGCCCATACCTTATCAACATCTCTCTCAGTAGTATCTGATATAGCGCCTGTGTGTATTACCCAATCATATGCTTCAACATTAGGTACTACATGTTCTACAAATTCAAATCCTTCAACTTCATGACCTTGATGCTGAAAGTAGTTTGCTAATTGGCTACCAATAAACCCTTTATGTCCTGTTACTAAAATTTTCATTTTTTCATCTTCTCTATAATACTTGTTGTTGATTTACCTTCAACTGTAGGAAAAATTTCAACATTAAATTTTTCATGTCCTACTACAGTCTTTATTATATAGTCACCGCCCTTAATAATCAAGTCCGGATTTAACCAATTCATTAATTCTAAAGGAGTATCTTCTTTAAAAATATGTACTTCGTCTACCCAAGGTAATGCTAGTAACTGTTCTTTACGTAACATATGATTGTTAACAGGTCTATTAGAACCTTTCAAACGTTTTACACTTTCATCACTATTAATACCTACAATAAGTTTATTACCTTTTGACTTAGCATATTCGAGTAATTTTAAATGTCCTGTATGTAGTATGTCAAAAACACCATTTGTAAATATAATAGTTTCTTCTAAGTCAGCTTTTTTAAGAATATATGTACCAGCATGTTTTACACTTTCAGTTGAACCTTGAACGGCAATCTTTATTGCTTTTTCATAGTTATATCCTTTAGTAAGTGCATATACAAAACTTGCTAAAAAACAATCACCAGCACCTGTAACATCTGCTACTTCTAAATTATCAACAGGTACTTCATATCTTTTACCATCAATAGTAGCAACAACTTCTTCGCCGGCATTAGTAGTAATAATATTACCTTGCCAATTGTCAAACTCCAACGATTCAAATTCACTGTAGTTAGGTTTTACTAGCCAAGCACCTTCGTAGAACCACTGATTTTCTTTAGGATCAACAATTACTTTACAATTAAATGTATTAATATGTTTAATAATTTCTCTTGCTTCATCTAATACACCTTTGTTGTAGTCACTTAGTATAACATAATCGTATTGAGAAAAATTAGTTTCTTGTACTCGTTTTAAAACTTCTGTTCCATTTGCTTGTGCGTCATCATCGATACGTGTAATGTAATGCCCGTCGCAGATTATTCTAGTTTTGACACTAACTTCTCCAGGTGTTTCGAACATGTCAACGTTAACACCTAAACTTTTTAAGTTTTCGTATACAAGTCCTGCGCCACCTCTTGTTTCTTTTTCTTCAATATAAGTTATTACAGGCACAGGCGCTTCAGGACTGATACGTGTAGAGGTACCATAAATATATTTGTCGATTATTACATCGCCTATTACTAATACGTTATTCATTTATTAACCTTTTATATATTGGGTATTGTCTGGCAAGTCTTTTGCCATTTGATCAAATTGTTTAATATGATTGATATAAGATGTATCAGCTAACACGTTAGTTGAATTAAATTCAATTTCTTGCCTTGCTATTTCATCTGATAATTGTCCTGTACCTGCTAGTACATAACTCCATAACGGCCAACCCGCAGAACCTTCTTGTTTAGGAAACAATGATGTGTTTGGTACACGATGTTTACAAACACCTCTTATATGCTCAACAAACGGTGTTATAGTAGCACCGCTATTAATATACTTCCAAAACTCTGTATCGTTTCTTCCACATGTATAGTGTGCTACAAGAAAATCTTTCATGTTATCGTATAAGTTGCCGTTTACTTTGTTGTAATTTTCTACTTGTCCTGGATTACATGTTTCTTCAGCAGTTGCTCCTAAGCAACTAAAAATAAAATGTTTTAACTGCATAATAGTAGTATGAATACTAGTTGCTTCGAGAGGTTCAGCAAATGCCGCACATAGTCCTACTGATAATACATTCTTAATCCAAACGTCTTCTTGTCTACCACTATCAAACTTTAGTAGTCTAATTGGATCAACTTTACGTCCGATTGTTTGTTCAAGTTCAGCGTGTGCTTGATCCGGTGTAACAAAGTCATCACAGAATACATAGCCACATCCGCGACGTTCTTTTGTTGGAATTTGCCAGCACCATCCATTATTTTGTGCCCAGGCGTTAGTAACAGGTTCAATCTTTTCATCGTCTTCATACGGTAATAAAAACGGTAATGCGCTATTTACAGGCAAGTTTTCTTTGTAACTTTTCCATTTACCGCCTACTGCTTTCATTAGAACTTGATTAAATCCACTTGCGTCAATAAACATATCACCCTTTACTGTATCACCGTTACTTAACTTTACTGACGATACAAATCCTAAATGACTGTCGATATTAACATGCTCAACTTCGCTATCAATGTGTGTTACTGTACTACAAATCTTCTTAAAATACTGTCCAACTTTATGGGCATCAAAATGATAAGCATGGTTTCCTTCTTGCTCTACAAAACTATTTTTATTATGATGAATTTTATAACCAAGCTCAGTAGCAATGTGTAATAAGTCCTGCTCTCTATATCCTAAAGCATGTTGGAATACAATATCGGCCATATCATTACTAGTAGGAGTACCATCAATTGGTCCAATATAAGACTTAGTTTTGTCTGGTCCCCACCCAATATGTTTGATACCTAGTTTAATTGTAGCATCACACTCTTTAATAAAATCTTGCTCATTACAACCTAAGTTCCACATAATATTTTGTACAACATTAGTAAGTGATCCTGTTGATCCTTCACCTGCTCCAATAATACCAATCTTTGAACTTTCAATACATGTAACGCTATGTTCAGGTCTAATTTTTGAAACCATTAGTGCCGCAAGCCATCCGGCTGTACCGCCACCGACAACTACAATTTTCATTGTAACTTATCTCCTCCTGTACGACCACGATGCCACCAGTCACAACCTAAGTTAGTAGATTCGATAGCATCAGTATGAGGTATACTTGAACGAACACGTACTTCTTCGGCCATATGAAACTCTCTCATCATAAATTCAGTTTCCATAGGATTTAAATAGTTTAGATCTTTATTAACAGGATATCCCATTTGTATTAGCCATAAATGCCAGTTAGGTGGATGAAATAATGTTTTAGACATTACGCTTGTATAAAATTTTCTATTTGGATCTTTCAACCATGCTTCATAATAAAGATGTTTTTCAGATTTTACATGTGTTTCTTTAACAAAATTCCAAAAAGGTGTGTCCCATTTAGTGTCAGCATAATGACTGTTAATAAAGTCAACAGCATCTTCATACCAGTATATCATTTCTTGGTTATACCCATGAACATCAGCTTCTGAGTAAGCATTGTGAGAGATACGTGCTAATAACTTTTCAAAACCTGTTGTCATACTAGCAAGTCCAGTTGACTCTAGTGGTTCGATAAATCCACCACTTAGTCCAATTGAAACTACATTATTCTCCCAAAAGTTTTTACTATAGTAAGGAACCCAATCAATAACTTTCAAGTCTTCCGGTTTAATTCTTCCGTTCCAGTGATCGCAAAAATATTGTTTCGCTGTATCAATATCTGTAATATCTTTATTAAATACCATGCCACTTCCAAAGCGTGTTTGTGTAGGAATTTTCCAAATCCAGCCATGATCAACAGCAGGACAATCTACATATGGAACACGTTCTTCTTCAATATTTTCATAAGGTACATGACCAGCTACAGCACAATTTGTAAACAATCTACCTTCACCTAACAGTTCTACACGATCAGAATCTTTTAAAATTGAAGCAAAGCCTGTACAATCAACAAATAAATCCGAACTGTGTACGTGTCCGTTTTTAAGTTCAACACTTGTTACATTACCAGATGAATCTCTATTAACACCAACTACGTCACTTTTAATTACATTTACATTTCCATGACAAAACTTTTGTAGTTGTGTTACTAATTTTCCAGCATCAATGTGATATGCTAGTGTTTCAAATGATCCCCACATGTCTACTTTGTTGTTCATTACAGTATTATAAGTGGGTAATGCTGATGTTTTAAAATCTGTATGTTGTTTATTGTGCGCCCATATATCGTATTGTGTACATTGCTTATCAAAGTAACTTCTATTTAAATAAAACGGATGCCAAACACTGCCCTTAGGATCTCTCCAACCAGGAAAATTAATACCTGTTTTATATGTTGTATCAATATTTGGAAACCAATCAGTTAGTTGTAATCCGCACTCTCTTAAAAAATGTGGAAACGTAAGTACTGTTGCTTCACCAACTCCAATAGGATTACCTACTTCTTTATCAATAACTGTTAGTTCAAGATCCCATTTGTTATTCATAAGATATGCCGCACCTAACCAAGCCGCTGATCCACCACCTACAATAGTAATATTCTTAATTTGTTTCATTTTCTAAATATCCAATTAAGTTAAACACTGTTTCCAGTTTAGTTTGATTTGTTTTGCTTTGTAATGTATTACGTAATCCTACATGTAAGGGTTTTGGCCATTTACCAAAACTTACCCATGAATACCCATTGTGTTCTTCATTTAATATTGGTAGGAATTCTTCATTTACAACAACCAAGTATGTATGAAAACTAAACTTTTCGTCTGTACTAATAAATGTTTCTAGAGGAATAGTTTTAGTAATGCTAGGAAGAAAGCCTAGTTCTTCCTCAATTTCTCTTTGTAGCGCAGGCCACGGAAGTTCATCCTTGCCGTTTGTCCCGCCGACTAAGCCCCATACATTTTTCTGTTTACTTTGTGCTCTATGTAATAACAAAAACCGTTTAGTTTTTAATGAATAAAAGAGAGCACCACTACAAATTATCTCTTGGTTCATGCAATTAGTTATGCTATTTGGTGATACGCCAAGAGCCTTTTCGGTATTCGCCCTCGAATGAAAGTATCCATTCTGTACCAGTCCATTTATACTGTACACCAGTATTTAGGTTGGTTATGTAAACTGTAGAAGTATTTGTGTAAGTACTAGCATCAAATACTATATTCCAATCATTACCGTCCCATTCAATAATATCGTTTTCACTAGCATGGAAATCAATATTACTTGACCCTTTCCATGCGTCTGGACCGTCTTCATTACCAGTGTCACCGATTGAATCTAATAGTAGTAATCTCAATCCTGCTGTTTTAGCACCTGTTGGATTATATTTTTTAGGATCGATGATAAAATCTACACTACCTTCATTACCTCTTCCTGCTGGAGAATTTAAATTAGTATTTGTAGGAATTGTATCTTCGTCCCAAGTAATAACAAGTTGTGTTTCGTCTAGAGGATTAATTGTAATAGTTCCGTTAACACTTCCTGCTGTTGATGCTTCACCCGGAAGTACAGTACGCTTTAATTGTAATTGACTTAATCCAGCAACATAATCTTGTGGACGATCTTCAAAGTAATCAGTCCATAATGCTGTACCAATTGAACCTTTGTTCATTAATTGTGCTACATTGTTAAGAACATTAAGATCATAGTTTTCGTAACCACGTACTACCATATTAAGATCAAGTCCGCCTTTTTCTAAATCAGTAGTAGGAAGTACAGTGCCACTGTATGCTGTTAGCTCTGGTGTAGACTCTCCAAGGTTAATTGTACCTTTTGATTCGTCAAAAATACTCATTACAACATTTGTAATAATACCAAGTTTTTTAACTTTAGCAGGCATGTTAATGTATATAGGTGTTGTAAAACTAAGTTGTGCGATATCAATTTCTGATTCTGTACCAATAGGAATACTTCTACTACTAAAACTTGTTCCTGTTAGTTCTACACTAGTTAAACTACTCCAATCAATATAGTTATCTGTAGTTTGTATTTCTAAACTAGGATTAAACAACATTAATAGTTGCTCCATAATTTGTAACTTTTGATCTGTATTAGTTGACCAAATATCTACATTAACACTTAATGTATAAGGACTAGGCATAATACGTTCTACTGTATAGTTCTTACCTTGCGTATTTAAGTATTCGTTGTTGTCTTCGTCGTATGCTCGTTCTCTAATATGAACTTTACTAGTAAATGAACTGTCTGATGTACGTGTTCTATCTTGTTCTAATCCGGTAATATAAACTGCCATGCGAGGCGCACTAGGTATTTT